TTAATAATTCATAATTAAAAACTCTTTATATGTGTTATCCATATCCTGATACCTGTTTCTAAGGTTATGGCATCGTTCTGTTTCTACTATTTTAAATGACTCATATAACGCTTTTATTTCTTCACAATTATTATAAGATAAAATAAACTTACCACTTATTCCTTTTAAAATATCACGTAGCCTTATGTGATCCTCTAAACTAAAACCAACATGATAATACTTTTCTGTCCCCATATAAGGTGGGTCTAGATAAAATAGTGTTTCTTTACTATCATATTTTTTTATAAGCTTTTCAAAATCTTTGTTTTCAATTATTACTTTGCTTAATCTTTTTTCAACTTTTTCCATGTTATCAAGCATAGCTATAATGTTTCTTTTTTTAATACCATAGCTACTCATATTACTACCATAAGATAATTTAATTAACATAAAAAAACGAGCTGTTCTCTGTATATCTGTCATTCCTTCATTAAAATTATGCTTGTATTCATCAAATAGTTGTCTAGAATTAAGTACGAAAGACAACTCTCTCTGAACTTCAGGTCTATGATATTTAATACATTTAAAAAGATTAACCAGTTCACTGTTGAAATCATTATAAATTTCAGTTTTTGCATGTTCATCTTTATAAAAAAGTACCCAGCCTGCACCACCAAAAACTTCAACATATTTATTAAATTCTTTTGGAAATCTCTTTGTTATTTCTTTCTTCAGATAATTTTTTCCGCCAATCCATCCAATAAAACTATTCATTTTTATTATGCTCCTTCTTGTTGTATAATTTAAGTCTTCTTTTAGTCAAATAAAGCAACCCCTTAAACGGATTGCTTTTAGTAATTAAGCTATCATATATGCTCTATGTTGATTATGAATTATAGTAGTATTAAGTTTTGCGTATATTTGTGTTGTATCTGGAGTCTCATGCCCCAATAGTTCTTGAACTGCTTCTAACTTCGCACCATTTTGAAGCATTATAGTTGCAAATGTATGCCTTAATAGATGTGGGTAAACTTCAATGCCTATACGTTTACCTATGTTAGATATTTCTTTTTCAATGGCTCGTACTTTAATTGGATCATACGGTACTCTTTTTCCTACGAATAGCCCTTCAGTTTGTCCATCTCTATTATTGATATATTTCTCCATATAATACTTAGCTTTATATGTAAAAAAACATTTTCGTTCTTTATTACCCTTACCAATAACAACAAATTCCATAGTTCCCCAATCAATATCATTTATCGAAAGGTTTACTATTTCACTTACTCTACACCCACTGGATAATAGAAATTCAAAGAGTGCTCTTTCCCTATAAGTTATACATACATCTCTCAATTTTTCAATATCTTCAAGAGTTAAGGCTTTTCTAAGATTTTTGTCTCTTCTTGGATATTTAATGCTACCCATTGGATTTTTGGTTATATATTCTTGTTCTTGTAACCAACTAAAAAAAGATTTATAACAAGCTATATAACTTTCATAAGTAGACTTTTTCAAACCTTTTGATTCTACTAAACTAGCAAGAAATATTTTAATATCTATTGATGTTATTGAAGTAATACATTTTTGATTATTTTCTGCAAACATATTTAATAGATATCTGTAGTTTTTTAAAGTTCTTACACTTAATCCTTCTAATTTTTTGCTTATAAGATACAGATATATTTTATCAGGGATATCTGTTGTTGTTAGTTGATATCTCTTATGAACTATGTCGTAGTCCATCAAAACAATTTCGATTACGTTTTTTACTACATCACTATTAATTAATGGTTCAGCAACAACTAACTTATCAATAATTCGTAAAACAACTTCATTATTCAATTTTTGTTGATACATTAATTTCCTCCTTTGAGACATTGCCCCAAAGGATGATTTATGTTATACTTGAATTGTCCTTTAGGGACTCGTTGAGGAAGCCTATTTATCTCTTGCTAGGGAGAGGCTTCCTCTCCTTATGTCCGATATTTAATTATACTAATATTATACCAAACATTTGTTCTTTTTACAACGAAAAACCTTTATTTTTCAAGGTTTTTAACCATTTTTACCTTAAATGAAAATTTAAATTCCAGTTTTCGAGGACTTGTAAAAGTGAATTCCATGAACCTAGAAGTTACATTTGCACATAGTTTTGATTAGCCGGTGATATCCCGGCAGTCAAGGGCGAGCAAAGCTCGTTAATCTTGACCCTTGACAGCCTTAACAACCCAAAAACCTTATTATTGGTTAGCAGTTCAACTGCTGACCTGGCACCGCCGAGGTCGGGGTTTGGGGCAGAGCCCCATTGCTTTTTCCTGTATAATCATAGGTACAGTTGATTGCCTGCCTGTGCAGGAAAAGAGGTTCATATGAAAACTAAAACCAAAGGCAATCAAAAACATTTAACACTATCACAACGTATTGACATTGAAAAAAGCCTTCTTGCAGGTGAATCATTTGCCGCTATCGCAAGGAAATTAAACAAAGATCCCAGTACAATCTCAAAAGAGATTCGAAGACATTCAAAAGTTAAAGAACGTAAAAATACTGATTTTGCACCAATCCCATGTAATAACAGGAACGGCTGTGAAATCAAGTATCTATGTGATGAGACTTGTGAACGCAAATGTAGACTGTGTGTCAAACCGGATATCAAATGTATTTACGTTTGTCCTAATTATGTGCCAAAAACCTGTGATAAGCTAAAGAAACCACCATATGTCTGTAACGGTTGTGGTAAAAGAGTTAATTGTTTGATGGAAATGAAAATCTATTCATCAAAGTATGCTGATGACTGTTATAGAGAATTATTAGTCTCCAGTCGCGAGGGTATTAATCAGACACCAGAGTCTATCATGAAAATGGATGAATTGGTTTCACCACTAATAAAAAAAGGTCAGTCAATTGCGCATATTTATGCCCATCACGCTGAAGAAATTGGATGCGGCAGAAGAACACTTTACAACTATATCGATCAATCCGTATTAACCGCAAGAAACTTGGATTTACGTCGTAGAGTGAAGTACAAACAGCGTAAAAAATCAACCCGTACAAGCACTGTGAATAGAGCTTATAGAGAAAATCGTAACTACTCTGATTTTCAAAATCTAGTGAAGGAACAACCGGATTTGAGTGTCGTTGAAATGGATACTGTCATCGGCAAAAAAGGCGGCAAAGTATTTTTGACCATGATGTTCCGAAAATGTTCGCTAATGCTGATATTTTTGCTGGCATCTAATACTCAAAGTGAAGTACACCGTGTATTCAATGAATTGACAGATGCTATAGGGATAGATTCATTCAAAAAAATGTTTGAAGTCATTCTGACAGATGGTGGCTCAGAGTTTCAAGATCCAGAATCTTTGGAATCAACAGGTTATGGAGATAGTCGGACAAAAATTTATTATTGTGATCCTTACAGTTCTTGGCAAAAGGGTATGATAGAGAAGAATCATGAGTACATACGCTTGGTTCTTCCGAAAGGTCAATCATTCGAGGAACTAACTAAGGAACAGGTAACATTATTACAGAATCATATTAATAGCGAAGCTAGAGACAGCTTAAATGGTTGTTCGCCATATCAACTGTCTCAGCTTCTTCTGGATAAAAAATTGCATCAACATTTAAATCTCAAAGAGATTTTACCTGATGATGTGCATTTGAAACCAGAGCTACTTAATCAGTAGCAATAAAAAATAGTCGCACAGGCAGATTTCACTGTATAGAATTTAGTCTTACACTAAAGGCATGTGGAATTTAGTCTCGCACACTATTTTCAGATGCCTCATTGGCATGCAAGAAAGTCTATAAATATGAGCCTGTAATGTAAGTATAGACGATATTGTGGCGTTTGTTAAGCGTCAAAAATGGAAGTTAATCCTGCATAAACAGGTTAACTTCGGGGTAACTGGAAGTTAGTTTTTCATTTAACGTTAACCATTTTTACTTTCAATTATTTTTGTCCAAAGCAGTTGATTTTGCAAAATAAAATGCTATTACCATAAGTACAATTTCAAATGCTTTGTCAGGAGAAATTTTCTCCATTATACAAAGAACAAAAAATAATATTGTTATAACTAAGGCAATTATTTTTCTTACTTCTATTAGTGCTGTCAACTTTTCTTTCAACATTAACACCTACCTTTCTTCAGGCTTAACTTTTTTAAGTCCATATGTATTAACCATGTATTCCTCATGTCTATCCTGAAAGACCATAAGCTGCTCTTCAGTAACATTATTTTTTGCACCAACACCATCATTCACACCTATTCTTTTAAACTTTTCCCATGCTTTTCTTGCATATGATGAGACTATCTCTTTAGGTTTTAGTATGGTATATTTTTTTATATTAAAGCAATCTTCATAGTACTTTCCATATAATTTTTGATACCTTTTTTGTAAGCTTAATGTAATTTGACTTCTATCAATAATGAGTTTACCAACATATTGACCTTCTATATATTTCCCATTTGTCCAACAGCCTAAAATCTTAAGTATTTTGTCAAACTCCTCTTTTAGAGCTGTTTGACAACCAGTACTACAAGCAAAAGTATTATTATCATTTAAACTTCTATAATGAAGATTAATTGCATTTGAATTACTTTTATATTCAATAAATTTAATTGAATTTCTTATAACAGGTATTGATTCCCATCCTCTACCTAGTTCAAATGCTGGCACTCTTTTCTTACCGTGTAACTTCGTATACAATGGATACATTCCTACACATGGCGTAGGTGTTGGTAATCCTGAATTAAATCTTCCTAAAGTATCCATAGGAATATCTGGAAGTGTACTTGCATTTTTAGTAGAAAAAATCAATTCACCATTCTTGAATATTGCTAACTCTGCTCCCATTCTTCCTAATTTGTGTAATTCTGTACCATATTTATTAGGCTTACCTTTGTAACTACCAATACCTTCAGCCAATAACGTTACATACTCTTCATTTTTCAACTCTGGATACTTTTGTAACCAATCATCAAATATTTTTTTGATCATTCAAATCTTCCTTTCATAATTTTCATATATTAAAAAGCTAATATCGTTCAAACGATATTAGCCTTTTTAATATTGTTTATATTTAGTTTTATTAATTGTAATTCATCACAAATCCACTTCCCTGTCATGTTTTCTAGCTATTATTTTTTGAACTGCTAATTCTTTAAGTTTTTCAAAGGAACAGTGTTTTGGATAAGATATTTTCAATTTAACTAGGTACTTTTCCAAGAAATCTTTTGTTGGCATGTTATTATTAATATGATACATAATTTCTTGTTCTTCCATATCAAATATTGACACTTATTTGCCTCCTCATATTACTTTGCCTCTTAGACATAATATGTATTTAAAATAACTCTAATAAATGTTACTTCAACTCCTGTATAACTTAAATTTTATCATGAATGTACTATCAAAAATTGTTGTAAGTGGTTATTTCCTTAATACAATTCCAAAACAAAAACACTTATACATTATGTTTTCAACTTTGGGAGTATTAACATATTCATCTGGCTGTCCATTACCGATAATATGTACAAATACACGTCCATTATGAGTTAGTTCAGCAACATGCTCTTTAGAAACCTCTTTTCCTTCTGCTGAAAACATTACTCTATAGAAAATAATTTTGCTATTTGAAAATTCAACATCCATTGCTCTGTCATAAGCTTTATATCTATAAAAATCCTGATTTTCAATAATTTTAGTAAATTTATTTATTGGTTCACTAAACTCATTAAATTGGGTATTAACCAATTTTTTTACATCTTGTGGTGTTTTCATACTATCTTCTTGAGCTCTTTCTAATAATCTGTCTTGAACACCCTTTCTCCAACTTGTATCTAATAACATTTTTATATTGCCTCCTTAATCATAATTTACTTTTATTCTATAAGAAATAAAATAAAAATACAATAACAATTTACATATATACGGTCTAGTATCCTATGACGCACTAACTTCACCTAAAATCATCTTCTTTTGTTCTTCTGTAATCCATCTTTTATCTACAGCTTTAGCTAATCCAGTTTCGTTAATTAAACCTTGTTTATATAGAAAAGTTAATCGTTCAAACATATATTATACCCCCATTAATGAATCGACTAATAATTTGTCAATTATTTTTTCTTGTTCCATTACCGTTTTCTCAAGATCAAATGGTTCTTGATAGTTTTCATTGACTATAAAATTACCGTCTACATATTTATATTTATATGGCTTTACATATTCTGGTGCAGTTACATTCTTATACCATATAGCGTCTAAATACTTAGGATATAAAATGTGATTAACAACATCAATAAATCCATCAGCTACTTCTTCTATTTTCTCTAAACTTATAACAATATTTTCTTTATCAACTAATATCATAAATTACCTCTTTCTACCATTGTTGGATTTTAATTATATTTCCGTCAATTCCATTTTGCATTGCAACTCCATTAGTATTTTTACAAGCCTTTAATCGCTTGATATTATGTGTATTATATTCTGTTGGTTCTGAACAACAACAATATATTTCATCTGTACATACCTTTATTACGTTGGATGATGTAGATAATCGCACATCACCCAAATTATCTGCGAACCTTTGATTAATCTTAACAACAACTTGTTCCTCTGTAGTTACGATATCATAGTCTATGATATCGTATCTATCAGATTTAAAATATTCAGCTAACATTCTTAAATTCCCATTTTTTAATTCCACAACATGCCTTGGGTATCCTGTTAAAGAAACACTGTTACCACACAATGTCGCTATTGTATAATCATTATTAAATTTATATACACTCACAGTAGAAGTACTATCTATATTTACCACTAATAATGTATGAGAATCTAGTAATTTAAAAAATGGTTTTGAATACTTACTTTCTTCAATATTTACTTTAACCATGTTGGTGATAGAGCCTTCTATTACCGTAAAAATCCAACTATATGTATAATTGTAGGTTGCTGTGCTTAAAAAATGTGTCTCGTCTAACTGTTTATATGTAGAACAATTCGCTCCATTTCCTAATCTATTACCACTTACTGGAACATAACTACCTACCGTAACCGAAGTTGGACTAGTAATAGTTAACATTGCATATTGATTTGTTTTATTATCAAAATAGTCATTATGCCCCACTAATATAACATGATTTTCGTCTACAATTACAAAATTACTAGTTTTCATCTGTTGATATGAATAATCAAAAGAAAATTTATAATGGTTAATTATGGTATTTGTTGCTAAATCAAATGTTATTAAAGCACCTTCCCTTCCATAAGAGACTATTGCTCTATTTTCTGATATACATGCACCACACAAACAACTATTAGTGCTTGTTGCAATTGTAGTTTCTTTTGTAAAAAATCCATTATCATCAATTTTAACTATAGATATAGTGTTATAATCAGATAACAAAAAATAATTTTCATTTATCTTAATTATATTACATCGTTTACTACTATCAGCCAAGCCGTATTGACCCACTTTATCAATCATTGATATGGCTGGAGATACAGTATCACCCAAAACTTTTACTAAATCACCACTTTTTATAGATGTATCGCTTTTAACAATGGCTAACCTTTCTACTGCATCCTCAATCTTTATGCCCCCACCTTTAGGAGCATAAGTAAAAAAATCTGTTTCTTCTACCACCTCAACAAAACCTTTGCTTAATTCTATGACATTGACATTTTCTATGTCTTTTAAAATCTTTTCTGTAGTTCCACTATCTAGTGATATTGTTATGTCACCACCACTTAGATCACTATTAAGTTTAAAGAACAACCTTTTTGTATCAGATTGTCTTTGTAGTTGAATTTGAGTTCCTACTATTGTAGGTATTTGATAAGTATCTGAATCACTTTTATAGTTCGCAATATCAGCCAATCCCGTACTAACTTCCTCAATATTACCTTTAAATGCATTATTATCATAAGCTGTCATATTCCTACTAATAATAGTTCCTGCTCCCCAAGCTCTTGCAGTTCCTTCAAATCCTCTGGTAACACCAGTTAAGTTATTACCATCTTTGCCAGTGTATTTTATTGTCTCTGCTTGCTCGTCATTTCCTATAGTAGCTATATTAGGTGCATTGGGTAGCTTTGAAGCATCTGCAAGGGTTATAGTGGTAACTGTATCAGTTATATCTTGTGTAATAGTGGTTACAGGACTATTAGGTATTGCTTCGTACATGTCTTGCATTTAACTCACCTCACTTAATAATATTTCTCTGTATAATTAATGTTCAGTTCAATATCTCTACTTGTTTCAGCATCTTCGTAGATTACTGTAGTATTTCCATCAATACCGATAAAATCACCCTTGAAATTATCAAAAGCATTTATACCATTAATCTTTACAGAAAAGTTATTAGTATCTATTTCTAGGGTATCACCAGTATTTAATACTCCTAGATATTCCATAATCTTAAAAAGCCTTATTTCTAGTTCTGCAAATCCTTTACTATCCATCTGTCCTGATAACTTTCTCATGCGTATTAACTTAGCATCAATATTACCTTTTCCGTTAGTGCTTCCTGATACTTCAATCTGAAAAATCAATCTTGCTTCTGTTGTTCCTGCTCCTGCTCCAAACAAAGAAATAGCGAATAACCCAGTAAGTCTAGTAGTAATTGTTCCATAACCACTAGTCGTCAAACTAATAAGTAAAGCCCTAATATACTGTGTATTGAAAGGTGATAAATTATATTTTATTCGGTTAAACTTTGCATTACTCATAAGATCATCCTATTCTAATTCATCCTATTCCAATGATACTGTTAACTCATTAGCCTGTATTTTTAATTGGTCGTCTGTCTCAACTGTCTTAGCTGTATTTACTTCACCGTGAAAAAGATAATTACCACCTGTAGATGCATCAAATAATCCAAAATGACTTATCGTTCCCCAATTCTCTGTAGCAGGGGCAAAACTCAATTCTTCAGTATTTTTAATAACTGCTTTATCCGACTCCTGTACTGGCTCACTGAATGTAACAAGCTGTCTTGAATATGCTGAATCACTTGGTTCAGTCCCCGGTGTTAAATCTGTGCCTGGTGTTGTGAAAAGACCTACATATACTTCATTAACTCCCATAAACACAAACCCTCTAATAGTGTTTAGCCACTTTGTTTCAAGGTAATTTGACATACCCATTATGTATCACTTCCTTTAGTTTTATTTACAATCACTAAGTCATGTATAATTAGTTACTTCTCAATCTTAATCTTGAATCCATTAATACTGTTACTACCTATATTCTTAACCTTAATTACCTGTTCAGTTTCTGCAGTACCATTATAAGTAATATCTATCGTATGGCTATTATCATTAAATACATTATTAATATTTACCTGTGAACCATAAGCAAATGTATCACATTCAAAAACTACTTGAAAACTTGCTAACTGGTAATCCTGTTCAAATGATATAGCGTTGTATATTCTTCCTGTATAGTATTTATCTGGTTCATCATCAAATTGTAGTTTCCCATATCCTGATAACCATTTAGCAATTTCTCTTTTTCTTAGCTGCAGCTCTTGCAAAGATGAAAATTCAAAGCCTAGTTCAATGGTAATGAATCTGTTATTATAATTGTTATCAAAATTGGCTGTACCTGCTTTACCTGATACTTTTATACTTGTTTTATCTCTAACAGGTAGAAGCTGTCTATCTACAGAACGCATAATTAAATTGTAAGTATCTGAATGTATATTATTAAAAATAAGACCATACATATGTTATCACCTTTTACCTTCTACAAGTCACTGTTAAAGCAGTGTTAAAAGCTATTTTAACAACTTTTAAACCCTTTAAAATATATCTATTCTATCATTAAGTTATAATGCTTTAATCTTCCAGTGTTACCTCTTCATCAGGAATCATACTAATTAACTCATCAATCTCTTTTTCCTGATTAGTTAAAGCATCATATCTTTTTTTAATCTGTCTCATGCTGTCTTTCAGTCTTTCCTTTTCTTCCTGTGCTTTATGTTTCATAATCATTAGATCATTTTTTGATAGTACATCTTCTGTAGTTTTCTTGATGATTACCTTATTTTCTTCTATTCTTTTATCCTGATTAATTATATTTGTTTTCATTTTTCTTGTCTCCTTTTTATAATTTTGTGGTAAACTATATATATAAATAAATAATTGAAAGGGTTGATTACTAATGAAAAATTTTAAAGGGTTCATTGCAGGTTTTGTATGTGCTGCTTTGATGCTTGGTTTATTTGGTGGCTCTGTTACAGCTTCTATCAAACAATTTGTCATGAAACAAGCTGAATATCCTATTATTATCAATGGTGAAGAATATAAAAGCGATAAACTCCCAGTTCTTACATGGGAAGGTAATACTTACGTTCCTCTTAGAGCTTTTGCTGATATTACAGGTACTAAGCTTGAATGGAACAATGAGTTAAAAAGGGTTGAATTATTCAAGTCTTTAGCAGTAACTTCTGTCGAAGCTGAAACTATAGTTGATGAAGATAAACATTACATTGAAGCTCCTTATGAAGATGGTAAATTCTATGTAGAAAACGGTTTGAACTTTGTTGAGTTTGATGGTAAAAAGTATATTAAATCCAGTGATATAACTGATGCTTTTGATTTAGCTTATGCTAAAAGTCAAGGTACAAAATACGATTATAGAATAAGTGGTAGTGTTTTACCTTGTAAAGTTTATGATAGAGGTAATAACAATACAATTTTAGTTGATAACATTGATTCTATTTGCTTCTTTAGAAAAGATAATTTTACAACCGTATATACTGATACCTATATAGACTATATCATTTACTAAAAGCAAATCTTACCACTTATTAAGCAAGATTAATTTCTTGCTTTTTAATCTGTTACGACTATTTTTTTCCAATCTTCTCCATTAGTGGAATATTGCAAATATCCACCATCTTGTTTTAACATAATACCATCTTGTTTATAATCTTTAACCACCTTGTTCATAGTAGCAACTTCTCTATTATTTAGATTCATCATACCTTCACCTGTATAAATATTAAAATCATCATTGTTGGTACGCAAAGTTATGTTATCGTTTATTACAGAACCAAATTCTAAATTATGGTCATTAGCAAATATAGTCAAATAGTTATTATTGTTTCTTATATAGGCTTGATTACTTGCTGTTGATATATCTATTTCATTAAATACATTGGTATTGTCAAAATTGATTTCACTACCTATATACATATCTTTTCCCTGTATCCTGAATACTGGTTCGTCGAAATACTTTATTGAGAATACACTACTATCAGAAGGATTTATCTCAACTTTTGTATTACTGGTGCTGTTATTAGCTGTTAAGACACTTCCTGTTATGGTACTTCCGTATATATCTATAGCATTGAGTGTCCCTGTATTGATGTTATCTGCATCAAGGTTGATTACATTGACTAGTCCTGCATTTAATGTTCCTGTTATGATTTCATCTGCTACGAAGCCTTTACCTGTTCCAAATGTTCGCCAATTCCATTTTCCACCGACTTTATCACTTGCTATTGCAAAGATACCAGGTCCTATATACATTGCTCCATAGTCCGTACTTGATGTATTAGTGTTTTCTAGTAAGTACCCTTTATCTTCTAATACCTCTGCTGTGTTATATGTTCCTGACGCTAATAGGTTATTTTTAAGGGTATTTATTGCCCCATCCAAGTAATTGGTATCTAGGTCTTTTGTCTGCTGATTGAATACCTTTTCCACGATATTACTAGTCTTATTGTATTTGACATAAAAATCGGTCATAGTGACTGGTTTATCATTTACTGTTACTACACTTCTAGGTGATTCGCTCGGTATCATGTATTCTTTATATTTCAATATCCTAGATTTTGTTTTTATATTCAATTCTTTGTCAACTACATGGACGGTGTCCCCTAATGAAAACTTTTCTGTATTTGATGGGTCTAGTTTTGTTAAATCAACTACATTAACCCTATAAATAATTCTTGGTTTTTCATATTCTTTCAGGTATTCATTCCCTTTTTCTAATAGTAAGTTAGGGTTTGTTATATTGTTATATGTGATTTCATTGTTTCTTATAAATGGATATTCATTTATATACTGACTATCCAAATATTTTTTACCACCGTTTACACTTTCTATTGTAAGCCCGTCTTTACCATATACATATAATCTGGTGATAACATCAATACTTTGGATGGATTTTTTAATACTTGATATGTTTTTCTTGTATCTAAGCAAAATACCTTTATCTTCTCCAAATGTCTTTACTATGGATATTTTAAAGTTATCTAGTATCAATTCACCACCAAATGTATTTATGCATTTCTTTATATTGCGAAGTATTCCCCCACGCTCTAGCATTATATCGTTTCTTTGTGTTATATCTGTAGTAACTAAGCTGTATGGAGTATTTTCAAGTAGTTCATTTACAACTTCACTAAGGGTTACATTAGGTTTGTAATTATCAAGTACACCGTCTTTTTCTCGGTAGAAGTCATTCAATCTAAAGAATATATGATATCCTGATACATGAACACTCTTACTTCCTTTTGTTTCCCTCTTATAATCAATATTGTTGATAGTGAAAAGTTGACCGTCAACCTCTATGAAATTGGTGTATTTTACATACATTAGTTTTGGATCATCTATAAGCATATCAAATTCATAGGAATAATCTCCGTTGATTTCTTTGTTAACAAAGAAATTGAATACATTCTGTAATACTGCTACTCTCTTGAAGTTACTACTGCCTAATGGCTCTTTTACAATGGGTAATTGACTAATCTTCATATTATCTACCTTTCTATCTCTTTTTCAATTTCTGTCGCTTGTGAATTGTTAAATTCTTCTATATCTGCATCTGTTTCAAAGATGTTAGTACCATTATTATTAATGGTTACTTTTACATTCTTAGTATTATTGGTACTGTTATTTGTTGTACTAGCTGTTTTTTCTGTTGGTATCTCTGGTATAGTGAGATTACCACCTAGAGTTGTTTCATATCCTTTGGTTATCTCCAACTGTTTTTTTAGTCCTTCTTGAAAGCTTTTTGCTAGTTCTATACCTGTTTGGTAGTATTCTCCTGCTTTATCTTTTAGAAGCTTTATTATGTCATCTGCACTTTTTGTATATATGGCTTCATTATTCTTAGCATATTCACTTACTGCTTTTAACATCTGCTCATTTTGTTCTTTTATTACATAGCTTCGTTCATTTATTAGTTCCTTCTGGGTATTGTATTGGTTGTTTAGTTCTGCTTCTACAGTGTTATAGTGTTTCATCACCTGATTAGTTAGTGTTTCATAATGACTTTTCAGCTTTTCTTCTTGCTTTTTCAAGGTTTCTATTTTGGTTTCATATGCTTTCTTGGTGTCTTTTTCCTCTTGTTCTGCTAGGTCTTTGATGTTTTCCTGACGTTCTTTAAGGCTATCTATCTGCTCCTGATTCTCTATATCCCTTATTTGTTTAGCTAATTCTTTGGCTTTTTTCTGTCCCTCTGCAGTTGATGACTGTTTGTATAGTTCATATAGTTGTTTGGCTTCTTGTAATTCTTGTTGTCGGTCTTGTTGTTTAGCTGAATTTTGTATTTTGTCTATTTCTTCTTGGATAGCATCTAACTTTTTGTTTTTTTCTTCCTGAATGTCTTCAAGCTTTTGCTTATGAAGTTTCTCCTGCTCTTTGATTTCGTCCTGAACAATTTCTATTCTTTTCTTTTTTTCATCTTCCAGTAATTCAAGTTGATACTTTCTTGATGTTTTAAGATTATCCTGTAAGTTCTTATAGGCTTTTTCTAATGCTTCGTCTTGGTCTTTTATTGCTTCTAACTGGTCTTTGTTTTGTTCTTGCAACAATCTGTTTGCTTCACTTATGTTGTCTATCTGTTTTGTATTATCAGCAGATATATCTATGTTGGTTTTCAGGTTGATGTCTTTTGTATCAAAGTTGATATCATCAATATTGAGTAGTTCTTTTTTATATGATTCCTTTTTGGTTTTGAGCTGATTTAATATTTTATCTAATTCATTGATACTGCTCTCTCTCTTTTTCTTTTCTTTATCAAGCATCAGATTACTTTGTCTCATTACCTGGGCTGTGATTGGATCATCATATTTTTGGTTATATGGTGTTCTTAACTTGTTTATAGTTTTAAGATAACCGTTTTCAACTTCAATACGTTTGATTACTTCATTTATCTTGATGTTGGTAAATGATATCTCATCTTTTATTTTTTCTTTTATAGCCTGTTTATTGATGTTTACATTGTTTTCTATTGCTTCTACTTCACTGTTGATGGCTGTTATGTTCAACCCTATTACTTCATTTTGGCTGTTCCTTGCAACTATTTCTTCGCCTAACAGATTCCTAAGTGAATTACTGACTTTTATCAGGTTTTCTTTCTGTGAAGTGGATAGCTGTTGTTTGGATGTCAATTCCTTGTACTGTGATACAAGTTTTTTTAGTTCGTTGGTATTTTGTAATTGTTGATTGTATAGCTGACGGTCTGTTGCTATTTCATCATTGGTTATTGTATTTCTAAGGTTCTGTAATTCAATCTGTCTTTCTTTTTCCTTATTGGCTTCTTTTAGTGCTGTTTCATAAGCCCTTATTCTAGAGGAAGCATTTTCATAACTAATGTCCATCTTGTCAAATTCTTTGTCTAGTTCTCTCATTTGTTCAGTTACTTTTGATAATGCATCTGAATCAAGTAGAAATTCATTAAACTCACCGTCTGCACCTTGCGCTTTTGCTATTATCTCATCATGTACTTTTTGTAGTTCATTATACTGTTTTACCAGTTTTTTTAATTCTTCTTTTTCTTTTTGGATTTCCTCTATCTGGCTGATAGCTATTCCTTTTTCTCTTATTTCATTGGTTTTCTGTAATTCCTGATTAAGCTTTTCTTGTTCATCTTTTGATTTAGCAGCTTCTACTGCTATAGCAGCTATTACTGCAGCTATTCCAGATATAGCCAAGACTACTGGATTAGCCATTAAAAATGTAAATGCAGCGTTAAGTTTGTTTATCGCCAGTATTGCAGGTCCTACACCTGCAGCTAACAATCCTATTTGTACAATTACAGACTGTGTTTCATCTCCAAAGTCATTGAACGTATTAACTATTGGTGTAGCTATGTCTAATAATTTTTTCATTAGAGGGATAAGAGCATCACCAATGCTGGTTTCAAATTCTTTTACCTTCTCGTTGAAGATTCTTAGCTTATTGGTTGGACTGTCAAGGGTTCTTGCCAAATCTCCTTGATCATCTTTTGTTTGTTCCATGATGGCTGCATACCTAGCTAATACTTTTTGTTGCTGTGTCAGTTCCTTACCTGTTTCAGCAATACCATTTTTATATGCTACTTGTTTGACTGTAGCTTCATCAATCAGGATACCTAATCTTTTTAATGGTTCTGTTTCTCCTGATATACCTGCTTGTAATTTTTGGAATGCTTCCTCTGGCTTTAGATTCCTGAAGCTTGCCATATCATAACTAAGTTCTGATAATGAGGTTGACATCTTATAAGCCTGTTCTTCACTAATCTTCATGGAGTTAAACATAGTTTGAAAGGTTGCGACATTCTTTCTTACTTCTACAGCGTTTAATCCTAAATCATTTCGTAACTTCTCTGAAAAGTTTCTTGCAGCATCAGCCATATTTTTCATACTTACTTCAAATAGGTTTTCGCTTTCAGTTACATCCATTGACATATCAAGGCTTGTTTTTCCAAGTAATGCCAATGGAGCTGTTACATATAAAGATAGGTTTTTACCTACTTTATCAAATTCCTTTAGTTTTTCTAATGCTCTTGTACTGGATTTTTCAAGTTCTTTATTAACATTATCCAAGCCACTTTTGAAATTAGTGTAATCAGTGCCTATCTGAACAACTAATTCGTCAATAACTTCTTTTGTTGCCATCTATGCCACCTACTTATGATATAGCTTTCATCATATTTATTGATACCTCTGATATGTTATCCATGTTGAGAAGTTTTCCAACGTCTTTTTCGCTTAGTTCTAAATCCATACCGTGATTAATACCAATCATAAGGAAAAACCTTATGTCTTCATAGTTATTTACTTTCAACTTTTTCAGTGCTTCTTCCATTGAACCATATCGTTTTTGAATGTCTATTAATGCATTCAGATTATAGTCTAATTTGTAGTTTTTACCTTTTATTTGGATATCCATTATATAACCGCCTCCAATGGTACTGTTTTCTTGGTCTTGATTCCATTTCTATTTATGTCTATCATTCTAAATAATTCTTTTAATGTCATGCTTAGAAGGTCATTTCTGCAAAGTTTCAATTCAGCCAACCCAATGTAATAGTATTGTTCAAGAAGTTTTGATAGATCCGTTTTACTTTTATCTCTACTTTTTGTTGCTTTATGAGTTTTATCATTGTCAGGCATATTACTGCTTATTGCATATATGATTTTACTTGTTATAATAAAAACATCTTTAAGGTGTATTAAACATGGATTAAATTCTTGTTTTCCTCTTAGTGTTCCACCTTCTAATGCTACTTTTACAGCTACTAGGTTACCTACCTTAATATCTTCTAAAAACGCTTGAAAACTTTCGTATTTGTTATCTATGTAAAATAAAGCCTGCATATCATATGTTAGTATATATGTAGTGTCAGCAAGCTTTATTTTAACCTGTGTAACACCTATTGCATTCATTAGGCTGTTGTAAAATCTATAGTAGTATAAGGTAGGGTATTACCTGCTGTATCCATTAGCTTGTTAAGAATTACATTATGTAACATGTTTGCTCCTAAGTTTGCTTTTGGTGTAATCGTAACGGTTTTATAATCATCAGATAGAGTAATGGTTGTATCTACATCATTAACAAGTTCATCAACTACCAAAATGTTATTTAAAGTGTTTAGATTCATTGCTTTATTGAATGTTAGTGTTATAGTAGAATCTATTGCTACACCTGTTGCTGCATCTGCAGGAACTGAACTTACTAATGTAGGTTCTGTTGTATCTTCTTCAAATTCTTGGACAGCTTTGTACCAGTTAGCTGCTTTCTGTGGGTTATATCCTGGCGAATCTGTGTCAAGTGTCATTTTGAAAGTGTTATCCTCTCTTACTATAAATTCACCTGTTAATGTAACAGTTTGAAAGTTTATATTTTCACTTTCTGATTGACCGTTTTCCTCGTTTTCCTGCCATTGTCCGTTGTATAACCATACATAACGCTTTGCACCATTTTCTTTGGTAAAGTTAAATCCATAAGCCATCTTAGGTGCTTTGTCTGTACTTTTGGTTATCATCTGACCATTGCTATATTGATGTCCTAATATTTTGGCTTTTAAGGCTAATGGTAAGTTTGTAAATGTTGCTGTTACTATATATTTTGTAGTCTTTGCTTGTGTTGCTCTCGCTGCATTATCTCCATACAATGCACCTGTTGCTACTTGTGGAGCTATTTTTATATCAGTAGAGTAACTTGCAAATTCAGGAGTTTCATAAGTCATACCATTTTTAATAGCTATATGGGAGTTTTCTACACCTGTCATATATCCTTCCATGTATATCGTTCCTTTCTTGGTTATTCTAGTTTATTGATTCTATTACAAGCTTTCTATATCTCATTATCTTATGTTGTATACCTGTTGACTTTTCACTAAGTGAATGGGTATAGAATCTCTTGTACTTGTTTTCAAACATGACTTTATCTATTTTAATGGATAAGTCTGTTGAACTTGAATTTTTAGTCCATATATCAAGTTGAATAGCTACTTTACTTGACATTACTTTATTGTCTGCATATTTATTAGGTATATTGTCTATTTCAAGATATGTGATAATAGGATATTTTTCTGCATCTACTGGTGGTTGGTTAGGATATATCCTATTTTTCACAATGGCTGTAATGTCAGCATCATTTTTAAGTAGGTTTACCACTTCTTTATTAAGGCTTATCATTTCTTTTTCAACTCACTTTTTGATTCTTTTATGGCTTCTTTCACATCTACTTTTATATGATCTATATTCATATCATAGGCAGGCTGTAAAAATGGTCTTGCCTGTGTTCCCCATTTGCTTATGTTTTTGGCTACTGCATATGCTACGTCTTTAGCTTCACCTTCGTATGCTTCAACACCATTCAAGATAACACGTTTTACCCAGGGTTCTAATGCATCAACTGGTGGGAAGTGAGGACTTGAACCAAATTCTATAATGGCTGCATATTCAAGATTCGTTCCAATCTCCACAACTGTTTTTGATTGTGTTGATATTAGCCTAGTTGCGATAGATGCTCTTAAATGTCCAGTATCTACAATAACAAGAAGTTTTGCATCTGATTCAACTTGTAAACCACCTTTATATAATGCTCTTTCTATATTGTTGGTGGCTCTTTGATGGTAGGCTCTAAACTTTTCTTTTAATCGGTTAGCACCTATAAAACCTTCTTTAGCCATCTACCTCACCTTTTAACCATTGCAATATAAATTCAGTGTGATAATCCCATTCATGAGCTAATACAACACGATAATTTTCATCACTCACACGAATATATTCGCCTTCTTCCATTGGTATAGGATTATCTGAAAAACACCTATAACGTATATTGTCTTTTTGTATTCCGTATTCTTCCTGTGCTGTTTGACTAGAATAAGGTTGAGCATCTATCGCAAATCCGTCTCCTGATTCTACAAAAGTTAATTTGATATATCCTTCATCATCTGTATTTTCAGTAACTTGCAATTTTATTGCTGTCGCATTAGTATACATGTAATCATCTCATTTTTATTTTTCTATAACGGTTCAATTTTTTAGCATAGTTCTTTATAAAATCACTGCCACCTGCTCCAGTAAGTTTATTGTAGGATTGATAGTTAATACTTCTATCTCCCTGACTTTCACTACTTAAATTACCTAAATAACTTCCTTTTCTTGAATTATTGTAAATATCAACTACTATGTCTACTAAGGTGTAATTAAGCCCTTGTGGAAATTCTTGTATATTACAGTAATTAAGTATCTCTTCAAGATATTGATTGATGTAACTGTTAAGTTTATCATCTTCGCTTGTATCCGTAATATCTAATCTTAATTTCACTTCTTGCAAATAATCCAATAGATTCACCTACTTATTAGTTTTACCTTTGCTTTTTCCCTTTGATGTCTTTTTATCTTTTTCTTGTTCATCTTTATTATCTGTTGGATCACTTTCTGGTAGTTCATTTTTCCCTTTGGTGTTATCCTTGTCTAAGTCTTTGTTTTCAGGCTTCTTTTCCTCTTTCTTGTCACAACGCTGCATATGATATTTTATAATGCTGTCACTATATTCTTTCTTACAGTAAGGGCATTTCATGTTGTTTCACCTCCTAGAAGGGTATTAGAAAATGCTACTAATACCCTATTGGTATGTAAGTTTATCCTAGAATGATTTCTGCTAGTTCTGCATAAATAGTTTTGAATCCATAAAGCACATCCATTGACATCATATTCTTTTTGAATTTCATGTCATAACCGTATACTACTCTTAGAGTGATTCCGTTGTAACTTACTGTATATGCTTCTTTGTCTCTTGGTAATTCTAAGCTTCTGGTTACAAATGCAAAGGCATTCTTGTGGAAGCCAACGTTCGCTACATGAGCACCTGCTGTTTTATCTATAAATGTTATTGGTGTATCATCAGAAACATCTTCTTGTAAGCTTGGATAGATATTTACTGCAGCTATAGCATTACCTGACGCTTCGGTTGTGTCTGCAGTTACAACATGCTGATAAGTTCCTATTGTCAGTAAGTCACCTTTTACTAATTTACCTGTCATTGCTGTAGCATCAATGTTAATTACATTTTGACCTTTGGTTACTGCTCCATTAACTTTTGGATCAGTTGCACCTGTTGCAGTTCCTGCTTCATGAACGCTTACAGCTTGAGAATAATAATTATTTATACCGTATACACGACCGATAGAACCTTCTCTTAGTGCCATTGGTGTTCCTGCTTTATCAACATTTACTAGTGCATCAAGTGTTGTGAATTTTGCATCTGCATTAACATCCCATACAGCTTGTCGATTACTCATTGGTACTTTTCTATTGTTCAATCCTTTACGAATATTACTAATGTCCTGTAATGCCCCTGGTGTTGTTCCTGGTGTTCCTGAAAAATATGGAATGTCTTGATATAGGTCAAGTCCTTCACGGTTAATCTTTTCAGCAAGTGCTACAGCCATAGGCTCTGTAACTTGTTGTCTGAATTCTGCTGCTTCAAGTGCAAGTTGTTTACTAGTCACCTCTACGGAAACATCAGCTAGTTTATCAAGTGTTATGGATACTTGTCCATTGTTGATATCCTGAACTTCTACACCATTATCTTCATCAAAATCGTTCGCTTTAAATACTGGTGGTTTCTTAATCTGAATAGTATCCCCTTTTCCTGCGAACTCTTGTGAATAATCTTGGTAAATCAAGTTAGGGAATACAAGATTGTCTACAAGTATTGGTAGTGCCTGTCTAGCGATTGACTGCATAGTTAAAAATTTATTAGCCATTATTAATCTCTCCTTTTAATCTCTAAATACTAATTATTACTGTTTATAGTGTCTTTCAAAATATTCTTTGTCACTTAGTTTACTGTCATCTGTAGTTGTTTTACTGCCTGTTATTGGTGTATTTCCTGCTATACGTTTGTTGACAGCTTCTTCAACTGCTTGGTTGAACATGCTTTGAAAAGTTTCAATTTTTTTACTGGTAGCTGCCATGTCTTCACCAATAACAAGCTCCAAGCAGTCCGTTGGTAAATTCTTTTCTGTAAGCAGTCTTGTTGTTTCAATTTTAAGTTCTCTTCTAGCAATGTCTTTTTCTTTTTCAAGCAGCTCTTTTTGTTTTCTTTCCCTTTCTGCTTTTTCTCTTTCATCATCATCAAGTTTAGCTAGTCGCCTTTCTTCTTCAAGCTTTGTTTCTAGCAGACTGTTAAAACTTTCTTTTTGTTCTGCTACTGCTGCAGCAACCGCTTCATTAACCATCTTTTGATGTTCTTCTTTTGTCAGCATAGTCTTTTCTTCTTTTGTTTCAGTAGTTTCTTTTGTTTCAGTAGTTTTAGTCTCCTCTTGGTTAGTCTCTTGATTATTGGTATCAATGTTTTTATTTTCTTCCATAGTTAAAGCCTCCTAAAATTATATTTAAAATATGTTTAAAGCGTTATGCTCCATATTTTTTATACCATTTTTCATAACTTAGATTACTTGGTACAAAGTAATATCTACCTAAGCTTTTAGCTCTTCTAAATTTGTTTATATCCATTACTTTATCAAAGATAGGTATTGTGGTACTTCTACAGTTTGGATGCAAAGGTGGGTAGTTCGTTCCTACAAGTGCATCTTTTATATCAAATACTTTACTATCCTTTTTTCTACATTTACTTGAAGTTCTTCTATCAAGGGTAGCAATAAATCTATATTTCATTACGATTCCTGATTGTTCATAGGACTTTTTATTACTGGCATTATAGATATAATTGTTCTCTGTACGAACTAACCTAAAAGCGTTGGAATAAGCTACATTCATTCTTTTAGCTACTTTCTTAGCTAGTTCATGATTACTTTTTCCTTGTATAAGTCCTTGTTTCAACTGACTTTTAATGGTTTTCAGTAACTTCTCTTTATGCTTCCATATCCTGTCTGAATAGTCTTTACCTGACCAGTCATAATGAATAACAAAGCTTAATGCCTGCCGATTGAGTCTTACAAAGCTTGTTCCTATATTAGTTCCTATCTGTATTTCGTATATGCTTCGATAATAATTTTCCTCATATACATCTATCAAGTATTTTTCTATACTGTCTTGAAAGGAGTTGTAGAGAGTTTCAATTTCATGCCTTATTTCGCTTTGTAAGGCTTGTAATCTTGTTATACTTCCTTTGGAACTTAAATTCCTAAGATAACGATTGTATGTATCATTCATGACATTATCAGCTAGATGTTTGTCAACTTGTTTTTTAAACACTTCTAAATCTGTTTTATCAAGTTTTTTCCTAGCTTCGTAATAAGTCAGTTTGTTATCTTTGGCAAATCTTTTATAAAGCTGTTCTATCCTCTTATCTATTGCTGTCATGGATATTTTAAATTCTTTTTCCAAGTCTTTTAGATATTCTTTAGCTTTATTATCAAATTCTTTTTCTCTTCGTAATGAACGTTTTTTCCAGTACTCCTTGCTTCTCATATAGAATTACCTCTATTCCTCTAGGTCTTCCATGTCGTCTAAATCATCTTCAAAATCTAAGCTGTCATTCTCTTTTTCCTTTTCTCTTTCAATCTGCTCTATCTCTTCGTCCACATCATCAATAAAGTTAAGTTGTTTGAGTTGTGTTCTCTTTGATGTTATTCCTTCAAGTCCTTGTGCTTTTTCAATGTCCTCTAAATCATTTAGGATCATGTTTCTAGTAAAGATAATTTCTATATCATCTGGATTATAGTCTGTTCCTTTTTTCATATTTATTACATTAGTTATAAGCTTTATTTTCTTCTTTTCAGCAGGTTCGAACTTGTTTTCTTTCATGATGGCAAGCTGTTCAAGTCCAATAAGCTTATACTTAATCGCAATACCTGTAAGATTCCCTGCAAAGCTTTCATCTGTTAAGGCAGGTACTTGACTTAAAAAGAATATATCTTTGTATAATCTGTTTTTATAATTTTCTACTGCAGTATCATTCATGTTTTTAATCAGCCATTGTGCCTGACCTTTTTCATCTAGTAGAAGTATCCTTTCTTCTTTTAATGTTTTGGCTGAATTAGAACTGTCTTCACTATCATCATCAGAAGTAAGTCCACTTGCTCCAACAAGTACTAAGTAAGCATCTGTGAAGTATTCAAAGTCATTGGCTGTGTCAGATTGTGCTAAGTCGTAAGCATCAATTAAAGATATAACATCTTCAAAATCTCCTTTACGTTCTTCATTGTTCCAGTACACTAAAACAGGTACATCACCAAATGGATGAGTTTTCCTTTCTTCCTCAACATAGCTTTCATCAGTTTTTATATAAGTTATGATTTCATCTTTTGTATAAACATCAGCATAGTATTTGATTTCATCTGTCAATATGTCTTTTTCTTCATAAGGTCTTATAGCAAAGGCTAGAAAGTTATCTACATCATTGGAATAAACTGGTATTATTTCATTAGCTTTAAACTTCTTATATTTTACCCTTGCGTTTTCATTAACGTATAATAATTCAAAAGCTACACCATTGATACTTGTTTGTTTACTTGCTTCATAGTTGACATTATCATTGTTGTTGTCACTCATAACCTCATTCAATGCATCTATGTAATCACTTCTATGTACCGGACTTTTTCTCTTACCTTTTTTCCCAAACAGCTTTTTAAAGAAATTCCTTTTCTTCTTGCTACTGTTATCTTTTGTAGTATAATTAATCCCTTGACCTAAAAAGTAAGATGTTGCCATGTTGGTTATGTACTTTGCGAAGCCATGAGCTAGTTTATTGTTTGGTTTAGTAGTATCATTCATTTCTCTTTCTAATATTTGATTCTTAACATCATAGTACTTTTCCAGAACATCAAATCTAGGCACATAGGTACTATTAAAGATATCTATTATTTTATTTATCAGCTCTCCTGTTACTTCTGTGCCTTTTGAAACTTTTATCATTGTTGGAACTTCTAAATTTATATTTGTTGTTTCCATCTAATCACCTACAATCCCAACTTACTACGTTTTATCACTTTTGCTTTCTTCTTTATTTTTACATCACCATTGATAACTTCGACTATACCAGTTGTAGCATCTGGTGCATCATCATGAGGATTTTTGCCTTTGCGTTGATACTTGAGCATATCCCTTGCATAAAGCTCGAACCTTGTTTCCCAATCCTCTGGCATGATTACTTGTTCCATGACATTACTGCTATTTACAATGATACGAGTTCTTTTGTTCTTGGATTGATGAAACCAAAAGACGTTAGTAATAAAGTTTTTGATTTTCCTAAGAATCTTGCGAACATTTCTAGCAAAACCACGACCACCGTTATTACTTTCAAATATGGAATTTCTAACACGGTGTAAATTCAGTATTCTAGCTGTTTCTTTTTCGGTTACTTCCATAGGTTCATCTGTATAATAGACATCAAGAACATAAGCATATCTTTCTATAACTCCTGCTACAATACAGCATAAAAAGTCAGTACCCTCATCTGCAGTATCAATGTAAGCAATAACATCCGTAAATTTGTCTTTATCCACCATGTCATAGGTTTTAAATCTTTTATACAATGCACCTTTTTTGTCAATAGGCTCTTGCATGTAGTTAGCGTGAAAGATATCGTTGTCTATACCATCTTTTTTATCTGCAATGGCTTCTTTACTTAGTATTTGCCTACATAAAGGTTCACCATCTTTATTCAACACTGGCATTTTCAATTCATAACAACGGTCTGGGAATTTTTTAAGTAGTCTACCTGCTAGATCATCACTCGCCCATCTGGTCATAATAATAATCTGTAATGCACCTTCTAGCATTCTTGATGTGAATGTGTTTTTATACCAGTCCCAATGGTCATCTTTAACCTTTTCATTTACAGCTTCATATTTATTCTTTATAGGATCATCAATAATCCCAATATTACCTCTCATACCTGTAATTGAACCATTAAATGATGTTGCAAGGTATGACATGTAAGAACCTTCCAAACTCCATAAGTCCATAGCACCGTCACCACGTTTGATATGTACATTTGGAAAAAAGCTATTGACAACATAACTATTATCATCACCGTAAGTTTCCTTATCTTCTATATGCTCTCTAACACCTTTTGCAAATCTAGTTGATAAAGTTTGGTTATATGATGTTGATATAATCTGATTCAATTTATTTTTACCAAAAGCCCATGTTGAAAACATCATAGCTGTATAAGATTTTCCATGTCCTGGTGGTAAGTTGATTATTAAAATGTCATAGGGTTTTCCTGTTTTCTCGTTAATCAATTCTTTTTCATACATCTGCTGCATGGTATTACATAATATATCTTGAAACGGTCTCTCATAAGAAAAAAAATCAGGATTCATATGATTACAATAAACTCTAAAATTCTTCTTACCTTGTTCAATTATTTCCAATCGTTCAGTATTAAGATTTATACCCTGATTACGTTTTTTTATATCTTTTAATATTGATTCCATGTTGTCACCTTTTCATATACCTTTTAATTGTTTTTAAACACCTTTTAAAACTTTTTAACTTTCTTCTAGTGTATATTTGGTAGGTTGCATCTAAAATCTAAAATAAAAGGCATTATACGGCTTCAAAAATTAATTCTAAATAAAGGATATCCAGTTACATTTCTAGTTCTATTTTTTCAAATGTCTCGCTTGCAATAATTATCAGCTTTTGATAAAGTTCTGGGTACTTACTTTCTAGTTCGTCATAAAGTCTTGTTGTAAATTCTTCTAATGCTTTTTTACGCTTGTTCTCAATATCTGCCTTATACTTCATAAATTGTATTTTGAGTTTTTCGTTTCCTACTGCAGAACGCTGTAACTTGGTTACTGCTCCAATGACATCTAGTACACTTTCACTTTCCAATTCTCCCATGTTGGCGTTCATCAGTCTCTCAACAACCATTTCAATGGCTATCTTGTTAGCTGCTTCAACCATATCAGTATCAGGATTATCTTTTGTTTCCTGTAAGACAGCTTTTACCTGCTCCCTTATTTTCTTAGAATGTTCTAGTCGCTCTTTGAAGTTCTTAGCATATCTGTGGACACCTGCTATAGATGTACCTTTTATTTCTCCTTCTTTTACTTCTTCCATGTTGTTGATCCAGTTCACTATGTCCTTATAAGGAATACCTTTTTTTAGTTTTTCATCTATAGCCTGTTGCAGCTCTTCGGGATAGGTTTCAAAAGTATGTCTTGTTCCTCTTTTACCCATTACCTAACACCTTCCAAATAGTCAATACCTTTGGCTGTTATATTGGATATGTAGCGTTTCATACCATACTGACTATTTTTTACTTCACTGGTTGCTATATATCCTTTGTCTTTCAAGTAGAAGATATCTTGGATAACGGTTTTATTATCAATTTCATAACCTGCTTCATTAACTAGACTTGTAATAACCTTTTCTCCAACACCATGAGGACTGTTTGCTTGAAGTATTTCTAATATGGTATCTCTTCTTTCTTTTGCTATTACATCTTTCATAAATTCCACCACCTTATTTTTCTTATATGATTATCCCTAGGTCACTTTCTAATCCGTCAACTATATCCTGTCCCCTTGCAGTTATTCTAAGAAGGTCATCATCTGTATTAGTTAAGTCTTTTTTATTCCATTCAATATAACCTTTGTCATTCAAGTAGTTTAAAACAGATTTAAACTTACTCATTGGCAACCCTTCTGTTGGACTGAATGACTTTTTAATTACATTAATCTTTACAAAATCGCCCTGGTACTTATCAAGCTCTTTCAAAACTTCGCCCCTGAATACCTGCTTAGTCCTCACATCAATATTATGCATATTTAGTACTCCCTTCTATTATTTCTTTTGCAAGAATCCCTCTATGTTTTTCACTACACCATATACGCTGTCAAGTTTCTTATTTATGTCTCTGGTCTCACTACTAAAATCTTCCTGCTTGGTGTAATTTCTTGCCACATGTTCACGGAATGTATAAATTTCTTTTGAAAGCTTCTCCTGCTGTTCTTGTAATCTTCTGACCTGATTTTCATTTTTAGATTCTATGGTGTCTATCTTGGCTGTGATTTCTTTTTGTACCATATCCATTTTAGAATTTATGGTGTCAATAAGTTTTTTGAAGCCCTCTTCTGTCTCCTTGTTGTTGTTAAGCTTATAATTATTAAAGTTTCCTTCTAGTTCCTCAATCTTGTTTGAATTGTTTCCCTGTTTCTTTTCAAAGTTGTTAAGTGTCCTCTTCATGAAGTAAGTGTTACCAGATACAAGTAAACCAACTACTACCATAATTACATCAAATATGTATTTCTCCATCTTACATCAACCCTTGTTCAGGCTTGGTCTCTTGTTTTAACTCGAATACTTTTTGTTCTATAACATTCTGTATATAACCATCTACGTTAGTAATCCACTTTGATAAATATTGCTTTTCGTTGTTACATACCTTTACAACCTCATCAAAAGCTTTCTGTCCAAGTTTTTCAATTTCTTCTTTTTCGATTTCACCATCTTTTACCATTTCTCTTAATTCTTTGGCTGTAGTTTGTTCAATTGATGTTACTACCGTTTTAGATACTTGATTAATACGCTCCATTGCTTCTCGTATTAAGAAAGTCATGTTATCATTCTTAATCAGTGTTGTCTGCTCCTTTGCCTTTGCTGTTAATTGGGTAATGAATTTTACAGCATAAGCACCAATTAATGATATAATACCTATTACAATAGTAATGCCTAAGTTTGTTATAGTTTCTTGAATCTGTTCCATATCCTTTGACTCCTCTCTTTTTTGCCAATAAAAAAATATCAGCAGAACTTAATCTACTGATATTTTACTTCAATATATAATATGGCTGTTAAGAAAAACTTTTAGTAATTCTTTTCCACTATATGTTTAAATCGAATAATGATAATTGTTGTTTAATTGAATTGTCACTTACAATTTGTTTTATACGTTTAGTTGTCAAATTATATTTTTTAGCAACTTCTTTTAGATTGTACCGATTGTATTCTTTTTTTATCTTTCTGTCTCTTACAACTTTAAGTAGTTCATCCAGTTTGTTAACATATATGGAATCTCCACCATATATTTTGCATAATTCTAGCAGATTATCAAGTCCTATTATTTCAGCCAATTCTTTGTTTTTTTCGTCTAAATCTTGTATAGTGATATCGTTCGTCCAGTTGTTCATGTTAAACACCTGCTTTATATATATTTAACTTTGCTGTTCCTCTATGTTGTTAAATACTTTTGGTTGGCATTACCTTTTATTGCTCCTATTTTTGTCTTTAGACTTGTTGTCAGTAATGCATCACCGATAATATTTGCTTTATTCTCATTAATAAATTTAATAAGATGCCCTTTTACATACTCTGGGTTATGAATGCATAAGTTTCTATACCCATAGTTCTTAACAATTTTATAAGCTGTATCACTATGTTTTCTTATGTATTCAAGTCCTTCACCTGATCTATACATACCAAACTTATTTACAGCATCATACATAATAGCAACTAGTTCATCAGCAGTTTGTAATTCATTTAAACAAGCCATCTTTCTAATGTCTGCTACTGTTGGTGGAAAACTTTGTGTTTGTATGTATTTGTTAAGACCGATACTTACCAAGCTGTAATCTAAATCTTTAACATTTTCATACCATGCATCTAGCTGTTTTGTTGTCAATTTAAAAGTGCTGTAAAATGCTGAAATACCTGCTATAATCTTTTTAAATTCTGGCTTATCCAAGATTATTACCCCCAGTTCTGCAATGTATCGACCATGTTATTAAAGTTACTGTTTCCCTGTTTAGGCTTTTTACTATTATTCATCTGTATAGTTAACTTATCATAATTACGTCTTACTGCTTCTGGACTAAGAATGTTACCCTGCCAAAAGTTATTACTATGTGCATATGCTATAATTTCTTTTGTCGCTTCCACCTGCCTATTATCCAGTCTAAGAAGTCTGTCAAATCCAATAGCCCACTTATTCAAATCACTGGGTACTTTCGCATATGGATTACTTCCTAGAATACTGTTTTTAAGATACAGTGCTAATTCATATTCCTTTGAATCAATATCAAATGTTTTAGTTTTTCTTTTCTTGGGTTTATAATCAAATTCTTTACCACAATGAGGACATATCAGTTTCATTAGGTCACCTTCCTTTTTACCATGCTTTTTAATCCTTCAATCACTTTGCTTTTTTGTCTTGTGTTTAACCATTTCAAATGATCTACTTGAATATTGATTCTTTTCTTGATGAAACCATTGAGACGTTTCATATCAATTTTATTTTCCTCTGTTATCCATCCAAGCTGTCTAGTTAGTTTCATGATATATTCGTCCTGGGTCATTTTATTACTTTGATAAGAAGTTCTAGGGTAATAATAAGTCTTCCCCTGTCGTCTATATAAATCTTTTATTACTGTTTGCTGTTCCTTGATGGTTAGTTCTCCAATACTATCTTTGCCAGTAAGACCTTCGACGATATCATGTAATTCATCTTTAGTAATATTAAGTCCTTTTTCCCCTGCATTCGCCCATATCTTACGATTGTTGGTTTTCCATGTTTCTGATTTTTTCATCATAACACCTACTTATAAGAGCAACCAATTCTTGTATTTTCTTTGACTAGGATAGTCTTTTTAAGCTTAGTTATAAGAAGTGGTATTTCTTCTTTGTCATATCCTGCAGCTGTAAGAATTTCTACAAGCTTCCTATAATTCATTGATTGATGTATAAAGTATAAATATACTTCAATATCATTCTTAACTTCTTCATCCACTCCAACACTTTCAAGAAACTCTTTGTCTTTTATCCAAGTGCCTTTTAATTTCTTCTTGGCAAGTTCTATCTGTGTATTGTTCATTTTCATTTCTTTCAGTATATCTTCTAAATCTCTAGTTTCGTAATTCTTGGTGAATACTGCTGTTATACCTTCCTTGAATTTCTTGTCAAATTTATACTCAACTTCCTGTGTTTTGGTTATACAGTTTGATGTCACATTTTTAAGTAATCCTGAAAGGGTAATATAGTCCTGCATTTCCACATCTTCTGTTTTTTGAACAAGAGCATAATTATTATTGTTTCCCCAAAACTGGATAGTTTTAAGATTTTTATCTTCAAGTTGTTTTAGTCCTCGTTTCTGTAATTCTGCCTTGATAGTCTCCATTTCTTTTTTTGCTTCTGATTGTGCCTTGTGCTGTTTAGTAAATTCATCCACTAATTTGTCAATACGCATGGTATTATAATCCTGATTCATTTCTCTACACTCCTTTGTTGTTCTGCTATTGGTTCTTTGCCTAATGCTTCACTGATAGCATCATGGCAATTTTGACAAACATATTTACCTTTGTAATTCTTAACATTTTCCTGCTTTCCACAAAAGATACAGCGTGGTAGATAAGGCTTTAATATAATGTTTTTACCTTCAACAACTAATTCGTAGCCATCACCTGATTGTATACCGTATTCCCTTCTTAATTTAGCAGGAATCGTTATTGCTCCACTTTTTGATACTGTTCTAAATGTTCCTTGTGTCAATCTAATCACCCTTTCTTATCTAACAACCAAAATAACTGCTTTACCATTTCCTGTTGTCCTTTTACCATTGGCTTTAACACTATATGTATTATGAGTTCTGTAGCATGTTACATTATGTCTCTTAGCAAGTTCCTTTGTTAGTTCTGCATCTGTAAAAGCATTAAGAGGTTTATTGTATTGAAATACTGGTTTTCCTTTTACTGTTCTAGTTCCTTTTTTAATATTCATAGTATCGTATCTCCTATCCGACTTTTTTATAAGTCTTTTTTATCTCTGTAATTGTTTCATCTAATATTTTTTTATCAGTATCATTTAAACTATTTTTACTCTTTTGAAACTCCAAGAGAAAATATAATATATCTGCTCTTTCACCATTTCTTAATAAACATTTTGGTTCTTTATCCACTTTGTCGTAATAAGCTAACATAATATCAACCCTTTCCTAATTTTTAATCATATTGATTTATTCTTCGGTATTTGCATCATACTCTTGTTCACTTATTGGTATTAACATGGAAACGTCAATATTTAGTTTGTTGGCTATTCCTTTCTTAGCTTTATCATGTAGTTTGTCGTACTTGTCACCAATTAATTTCCTGTATTTAGTTGTTAGTTTAATTTCAATGAAAGCACATTCCTTTTCACCTGTAACAGAATCATAAGCTAATCCTGCTTCTTTTAATACTTTGTAACAAAACCTATTTTCTATCATATTCATTACTCCCTTCTGCTCTCGTTTTCTACAGCAGTATCTCCTTTATTCAATTTCATTGGTTTAATATCAATTAGATTTTCTTTATGCAAATAGAAACAACCGTCTATACCATCACCAGACCATGCTTTCTTAAATTCTTCGGTATCCTCAAAACCTAAAAAATCTCTAGTCTGTTCATGTAAGCATTTCATTAATCTATCGTGATTCTCATTGTTAGCTCCACCAAGAATAATATACTTATTATCATATGAATTCTTGATAGCAACTATTGTTATACCTTCCATCTCTTGCACTTCTTTTTCCCTTGTATTGTTTATAATCGTGCCTCTAACTACTCCATTAAGTATTCCTTTTAATTCGCTCATGACTTCTTACTCCTTTTATTAATTCCTATTAAATCAATCTTTAGTTTATAAAGAAAAAACACAAACACTACGCTCTGAATTTTCCTTTATACGTTTAATAATCTTGTTTTTAGTTTGTTCAGTATAACTACCCATCTCAACTATTTCATTATCAATATCTTTTGCAACATACCTCATGTCATTACTTGTAAAATATAATTTTGTTACTTGATTCATATTATTTTCCTCACTTTCCTAAATAAATCTTTTGTTTGTACTAATGTAATCCATATACTCAAATACTTTCCTTTAGCGATTCAAGTTTTTTTCTTATTACTGTATTCTTATTACAATCTTCATAACTAGCACATTCCTTACAATGTGGAGAATCTGTTTCACCTTCACAATCGCATTGATTATAAAGTTCTATTTGTAGCAGATTCAAATTATGCAATATTGCATCAAGCATTATATTAAGAATTTCTTTATCCTTATTTTTTTCCTTTTTACATCTCACAAGCTCTTCCCCCTTTACAAATCACGAATTGGATTAACTACTTCTTCAAACAAATCCATTGGATTATATTTAGTTTCACCTTGTTTTATTAGATTTTCCTCGTATTTCTTTATTTCCATAGCTATTTTCATCATCTTTAAAACACCTATTTCTTGTAAGTCTATATCTTTTTTAATACCTGTATTACTTGGAGTCATGAATACAATAGCTTCTGTTATATAAAGTGCATTCTCATAAACAGAAAAATCTTCAAATTCCTTATTCACTTCATTTGCAAACTTTCTTCTATTAAGTCTTGGCTTTACTGGTGGTAGTACTCCTTCTTCCCTCATTTCTGCACGAAATCGTTTATTTGCTTCCTTCTCTTTTATAGTCATTCTTTTGTATTTTCTTTTAGCAGCCATTACTTCACTTCCTTCTTTATTCCACTTTAACACGTTTAAAAAAGCTATTTACAAGCTGTTAAAAACGTGTTAAAATTAAATTCGGTATTTTGTGTGACTTTTATAGTCACTCTTTTTTTTACCTACTTTCATAAATTCCCATAAAGCAAGCCATCTTCTGTAATCCTTTCACACTAATATCATCATTATTAGCCGCATTCATATAAACATTAACTGCTCCTCTTATGCCCCATTTAGTAGAATTAGCAACATTGAGCAGATATTCTAATGATTGCTTAGGTATATTTCCAAATATCAATTGAATATCTTCTATTCTGACGTCATTAGTCGATAAAGGATTCCTTATAGCTATACGATTAAATAACTGTGCAAAAGCAGCTTCTTGTATACCGAGTAATTTATCATGTATCTGATGATTACCTATAAGAATAATTCCAATACCTGTTTCATCATAAATACTTCTAACATGTTCAAGTGTCTTATATGGAAGATGCTGTGCTTCATCCAGTATTAGAATTTTATTTGTTCCTTCCAATTTTTCAACAATATCATCATAATATTCATCTTCATTTTTACCACCTTGTAGTCTTAGCTTTCTACATAACTTTTTCAAAAAGGCTTTAGGTTTAGCACATGCAGGTACACAATTAATCTTAATAGCGTCAATATTACTATCCATATAAGCATGAATAGCTTCTGTTTTTCCAATTCCCGCATCACCATAAACTATCCCCATAACCTTCTGTATATGACAATAACTAATAGTGTTTATAACTTTTTTTACAATACTAGTTTCAACAAATTCAATCTTTTTGACATAACCTTGCTCTTTTTCATGCATACTTAAAAAGTTTTTTATCTTATCAATAGTAGCTCCAGTCTCATTAGGGTATTTATCATTAATTATTAGACTCAATGCTCCATTACTAATGTCTATCTTTTTTGATAATGCACTTTGACTTATTCCTGTTTTTTGTATGTATTTCTTTAATCCTTCTCTAATTGATTCATTCATCTTATTACTTCCCTTCTAATCATATCTTTTTTGTTTTCTAGCATTACTTATCATTCTTTCCCAATCAATAATAACTTCTGTATCCTCTGCACCAACAGCCATTTTTTGTTCCTGTACTTGTAGATTATTTGCTCTATTATATGGTATAAGTGGTTGTATCACTGTTGGTTCTTTTGGTTTAAATTCTTCCATGTTTTTTTCTGCTTCTTCAACAATCAAATCAATTGGATCAACAACTTTGGTTGTATTATTTTCATAGTACTCTCTTTCTAATTTTTGAAGTTTCTTGTATTTTTTACTGTTTTCTTTTAACGCTTCCCTTGTAGCTATATCTTTACCTGCAAATTTACCTAGTTTTTTCTCCGTAACATTTTCTTCAATTAAAACATCATTCATATCATAAATATCTATTTTTGTAAGGTCATTAGCATTGTAACGCACATAAACTTTCTCTTTAAAATGATTATGAATAAGGTTAGTACTATGATAAGTCAACTTAGCATATCCATAATTAACAGTTACACCATTCTGCTGTACAGTTAATGCTCTTGAACGTCTTACTAATAAATGTCTTATCTGCTCTTTTGTTGCTTTCTTAATAGAACCTAAGCAATCATAATAAACTTCATTAGAATTACGTCCGTCCATTCCATTTCCGTTATGTTCTTGAAATGGAAGATAACCTTCAATAAATTTTCTTGTTAGTTCTGTAACCTCTTCAAGTGTCTTTTTATATTTGTCATCTTTTACATACTTCTTTGATTCCTCTGGACGTTCTAAAACATGACCGCCTATATAGGTTGCAAAAGTTTTAGAAAACCACTGTTTTACAGTTCTAAATGTTCGTTCTACTGGTTTTTCCTGACCTTTGGCAGGTTTAGCTACAATAATTTCAATTCCCATTTCTTCAAAGATACTAGGTACTTTGTTTTCCTCTTCAACTTCTTTACTTTTCCTATATTTGTATCCTGCAGGACCTGTTATATCAAGTGCCAAAAAATCACGACCGTTATCTGTATAGACTGCTTTCGGTACACCGTAATCAATAATCCCTTGGCGAAATACTGCCAAGTTAGTATCTGCATTAGGATTTTCAAAAACGCCCCAACACATAGGCTTTCTACTTCTAGCATCAATATAAAGTGTTAACTGAAATCTTCTATTTTTGCCGTCTATACTTGATATAAAATCAAATTTGTGATTATCTGCTATCCATACATCATTAGATTCAAGATGCGTATAATCCCTCTCTAAATATGGTGCAACAATATCATTAAATGCCGTTTTCCCTTGCCTTCTACGTACTAATACAGTAGCAGGTATAGTATCAATATGCCTAGTAAACGTTCGTAATGTTGGAATCTCTATATCGTTCTTATAAGCCCAATTCTTAGTCCACTTATAACAATAAGCAGGATCAAATTGTTTTTCCTGTAAATAATAGGTACAAAATACTTTCCATGCTTCATCAGGAATACTAGACCTACCTTTATTACACTTACCACGCTTATCAATAAGAGCAACGTCCCCCTGCTCCTTATATTGCCTATTACGTCTTACCATGCTCTTATGAGTTATTTTCTTATCAGGATGTTGTAAGTTATAAGCTTCTATAAACTCATGACTTCGTTTATTAGAATCACGTATAACCATACCATTCACATCTTTTTTACCTCTATTAGCAAAACGATAATTATTCCAATCAGAAAGTAATTTCTTCCAATATGAAATTTGATTACGTTCTTTTAGCGAAAAGTCATTGTTCTTGTCTACTTCGATAATCTCATGTATTTCTTTATTGCTTCTAAGCTTTTCGCTAACCATATCCCAATATCGTACTTGGTATTTATCAGCTAGATTTTCGAGAGCAACTTTGTATTGCTTACCACCTTTACCACCTTTACCATTTGCCTTTACTTCAATAGCTTTTAATGTTCCTCGTTGAACTTGCTTTTTTATTATTTCGTAATTACATTTTTTAAGCTCAGCTACTTCTTTTAAAGTTAGAAAAATAGCCATATATAACCACCTATCCTATCAATCGTAAATCTTCATATTCAAACCCTAAAATTTTAGCAATTTTGTGTCGGTATCTTTTAGCCATACGCTTACCTAATAATATGTCTGATAAATAAGCTGCACTAATGCCTAATTCTTCGGCTATATCTTTGCGTTTCAAACCTTTTTCATCAATCAATATAATTGCTTTCTTACAAAAATCATCTTTCATATTCTCACCTTTTTCTTTGTAAATCACATTTAATTAATTATGTTTTTCATTTTCCCTTCTTCAAGTTTTTGTGATAAAATACTATAGGTAATTGCAAAACTTTTAGTTGAGTATGAAGGATGATAGAATTATTACTGCAAAAAACACACTTTAGTAATGTTAAATACACATTTTAAGATAGTTGATGTAACTATGAATAAAAATAGGCTCAAGAAATAAACGTATCTCATTTTATTGAACCTTAAATGTTTATACTTATGCAATTAATGGTTTTAAGCTTCTTATATATTCATGCTTACTGATTTTATGAGCAAGTAAGACTGTAATTAATTGTGTAATACCTGATAGCAATAAATCTGCATGAAGTGTTTTTGCATTCCTTGTTTTACGTCTAGCAATACAAAAGCTTTCTTTGAAATGATTGATTGATTGCTCTACGACAGAACGGATTTTATATATTGTATTCCATTCATCAGTACCGCGTAATGTACCAGGATAAACCCGTAGGTCTTTTTCAGGATAAATATGTATCATTCTTCCGCAAAGAGATGAAGTGCAGGGATTATCACAATTATGTCTTCTTCGCCATTTGCCATCTTCACATTTAGTCCATTTCATTTTAGGACACACAAATTTGAAGGTAGGAATACCACAACGTAAATGGGAAGTGTTTCCTTCAGGCTTCATGGGAAGCTCTGAATTGTGAGGACAACAGGGAATTCCATCAACAGTAAGAGTATAATCAGCATTGCTCAATGAAGAACGATGATTTAATGGAATATAAGCTTTATTAAACTGTATATCTGAAAGAAGATTTTTATAAATATCAATGGTATCAAAAGCAGCATCACCAATAAAAACACTTGGATTGATAAGAGGATGTTTAGCAAAAAAATCTGAAAGGACAGGAATAAGTGCTTTTGAATCAGAAAGAGACTTATCTTCATCAGGGGAATCAGATTTTTTATCAATAACAATATCAGGATGAGCATCAATAAAATCCTTATTATAAAAAGAAATATCCCTAACAATGCCAAGACCGTTGGTAATCATGCCAAACTTAAAAACATAACAAAAATGTCCGTTGATATAAAGCTGTTTTATCTCAGGATTAGAAGAAGCATGAGAAGGCATTGATTTATAAGCAGCCTTGTAAGGATCAAAAGACTTGTTAAGATTAGCATTCTTCTTATATGCTTTAAGATGTTTAATAATCTTATTGGCGTATTTAGGATTGTTTTCAGTGACAAAAGCTTCAATTCCAGAAGTATCAAAAACAGTCATAGAAGCTTTATGGGGATCAATACTTTGGCAAATCGGTTCAGTAATATCAACAAGGTCATCAAACATCGATTGTAAGTCCAACAAGAAATTTTGTTTGAAACGTGTAAATTTAGAAGCATCTGGAACTTTAGTAAAACCACAAAAATCTCTAAGTTCTTTTGAAAACTTAAGGAAAGTTATTAGTAGAGAGTCAGTAGGAATAGAAAAGATTCTTTGAATCAAAAGAGCCCAGAGCATGGCAGTAAGTGGATATTTTCTAGGTCTTCCAGTATATGAATAATAATGATAATGAAAAGAATAGGGAATAAACTCACTAAGATTGATGGTATTTTCAAGTAATGAAAGAAAGTGGTGCTTATTATTTTCAAAAGAATCTTGGCAATCAGAAAAAATTTCTGCCAAAGAAAGCTGATTATATGTTATCATATGTGTATAACTCCTTTCGGGTTTTGGTGGATTTGTTTCTTAGCAATTCAATTTTACCATAAATCGGTGAGGAGTTATATTAATTTAAAGAAAAAAATATCCCGTATTCATGCGGGTTATGGCGTTTTGCAAACGCCTAATAAAATACTATGAAGAAGGGAGGTATAAGTCATGATTGTATTTGTCCATACAAAAGAGTCTGATTCTGATACTTGGATCAATGCACAGTATAAATTTGCTCAAATACCTGTTAAAGATGATCTATTTTCATTAAGTACTACAGGTAATATTTATAAAGTTATAACAACTGTACATACCCCATTCAAAGAATCCTGTTATGATGCTGAAATATATGCTATTAAAACTAATATAAATCAGCATTTATAA